ACTCAAGTTTTTACACAATAGTAAGATTATCCGAGGAGGAACACTGATGATCTATGAAACATTACAAGAGTGGATTGATACTCTTAGTTTGACTATCGAACAGAGAGTAATTGCTAAAATGGCGCTGAAACTAGCTCAGTCCTTTGACGATACCGGGAACACTTCAACGGCAGCGGAACTAAGAAAGACTATCCTTGAGCTTCAGTCACAGCTCAACGCAAACCGAACTGATATCGATCCGTTAGAGAAACTTCTGACTCGGTAATGCTTCAGCTCCCGGCGACATACACAAAACCTCTATCAGAGGACTTTCCCTCCGATGGGGATTTGCTCATCGAGCTGGCAGACATAGCTTGGAAGTCACCGGAGAACCCTGAAGGGCTAAAGCTCGATGAGTGGCAGAAGTGGTTGATACGGCATGTTCTTGAGCGCTACCCGGACGATTACCCGGACGAAGATTTAGCCGGGCGATTACGCTATCGGCAGCTAGTCATTTCACTTGGCAGACAAAACGGAAAGAGTTTGCTTGCAGCTATCTTTGGGCTGTGGGGGTTGCTTATGCATCAGAGATCCGGCGCTCAAGTTCTCAGCTTGGCATCCTCCAGCGATCAGGCGCGCATTATTTACACTCGAGTTCTATTTGTGATTCAGAACAATCCATTTCTAGCAAAGAGATTCAAAAAGGCGACTGAGCAAAGAGGCATAGTCACAGCAGATGGAACCGGGCGCTACGATGTCAAAGCCGCTAAGGAATCAGCGCTTCAGGGTATCCCGATTTCACTATGTCTATTCGATGAACTTCACTTGGCAAAAGAGGGAATGTGGAGCGCGGCAGTTTTTGGAACTTCTCAACGAACTGATGGGATGGTGCTGGGAATTACGACCGCAGGAGATCAGAACAGCGATACCCTCATTGACCTTTATAAATATGGGCATAAGGCCTCTCAGGGCGATAGAAGTTTGCAGAGATTTGGCTTCTTTTTATGGACTGCTCCAGAGAACGCTCCGGTCACTGACCCAGACGCAATTCACGCTGCAAACCCCTCAGTCGCTGCCGGTCGTATTCCGTTGTCTCAGGTCATAAGCGATCTAAAGACACTCCCAGAACACGAAGCAAGGCGCTACAGGCTCAATCAGTTCATAAGTGGAACAACTGCAAGCTGGCTGCCCGGCGATGTCTTTAGAAAGGCAGCAGGCAAGGGAGTAAGCAACAAAGAGGGCGCAGTGTTCGCCGTAGACATTAGCAAGAACTGGGAGCATGCAACTATCACAGTGGCCAACGACAACAACGGCGTTCAAGAAACTGAAATTGTGCAAACCTTTGTCAATCCGACCGAGAACATATTGTTCAACCGACTAATCGAGCTTTATAAGCTTTACAGCCCTAGAGCGATTGCCCTCGATGATAGGCAGCTCCCCGGGCTAGGTAAGAGACTCAAGCTAGTTGGGATTCCGACATGGCAGCTTTGGACTAAGGAAGTCAGCGCGGCTTGCTCTGCTGTTTATGCTTTGTTTACAACTGATTCGGTCAGACATAACAACGATCCGCTGCTTATAATGCAAAGTCCTAACGGCGTGACTAAGTACACCGGGGAAACTTGGCTAATTAGCAGGAAAGAATCTACTGGGGAAATAGACGCGCTAATGGCGACTATTTTTGCAATTTATGTTAGTGCAAGAGCACAACACGCGCAAATTGGTGTATTCTAAATTACACTTATGTAGTTAGGCTTGGTGCATGGCTTCAATCTGGCAGAGACTTACAGGCGCGCCGACTCAGACACGCGCGGTCCAACCGACCATACCGAAACGATCTGCAGCAGTCGTAACGCCCGACACCGCGCTAACTTTGACGGCTGTTTATAGGGCAGTGCAAATCATTGCAACCCCTATTAGCAAAATGCCGATAGACACTTACAGATTTGCAACTGGCATGGAAATGCAAGTTGAGAACCCGGTTCTAGTAAACAAGCCAGACATAAACGCAAACCGCAGAGACTTTATTTATCAGACTGTTATCTCTCTCGCCCTCGAAGGTAACGCATTTTGGCACAAAAGCTACGGCTCGAACGGACAAGTCAACAACCTAACCCTTTTACCTGCAAGCGCAGTCTCAGTCGCTTACAACAATGATCAGGACATCCTTCAAGGGGTTTACTTTAGCTACAAGGGAAAACGCTACGAGAACCGCGAAATGGAACAGCTAAAGCTTTTTACTCGCACTGGAAACCTTAGGGGCATCTCACCTATCGAGTCTTGCCGCTCAGACATCTCGGCAGCACTTGATCTTAGAGACTATGCAAAGAATTGGTTTAGTCAAGCAGGAGTTCCAACAGGGATTCTAAAGACATCACAGGCGATAAACAAAGAGCAAGCCGAAGAGGTCACTGCCAACTGGCATAACAAGCAGCAGAACCGACAAATAGCAGTAGTCGGAAATGGCTTTGATTATGAGGCTATCTCTCTTTCACCTAGAGAGGCTCTTTTCACTGACATAGTGGAGCAAAACACAATTAGCATAGCCAGACTGTTTGGTATCCCGGCTCGCTTGCTTTTAACAACTGTTCCGGGCGGCTCAGACACTTATACAAACTTGCAGGATGAAAATCAAGTTTTCTACAGGCACACCCTTATGGGATACACCGATGCGATAACAGACGCTTTGAGCAACTGCTTGCCTAGGGGAACTCGAGTTGAGTTTGACTTCCAACACCTTTTCCGCGCAGATGTCGCTGCCCGGTATGACTATTACTCAGTTGCAATCGCTGCTGGAATTCTTACACCTGAAGAGGTCAGAGAGAAAGAAGGGCTAAATGCCTGATTTAGAAACTAGAGAAGTAGAGCTAAGGCTCGATGCTGTAGAAGAGCGGACTATTACAGGGCTTGCAGTTCCCTACGGGCAGACTGCTTCTATCGGTGGCAGTTACGATGAACAGTTCGCCCGGGGCGCTATCGAGTCGGTCGATGATGTCAAATTGTTCTACGGACATGAAGAGCCAATCGGCAAGGTAATCTCAGGCCGAGACACTGATGCAGGCTTTGAAATAACCGCAAAGGTTAGTAATACCCTTAGGGGAGAAGAGGTTCTAACGCTTATGCGTGACGGAGTTCTAAATAAATTTTCAGTTGGCTTTATCCCGGTCGAACAGACTAGAGACGGCTCGCTGATTACGCGAACAAAGGTATCTCTAAGAGAGGTATCGGTTGTTCCGTTCCCAGCCTTTATCGGCGCAAACATAACCGAGGTTAGAGAAGAGCTGCAAGAGGCAGAAGCTATCGACCCCAAAAAAGAAAGAGACTCTATGTCTGAAAACATGGAACTAGAGGTTCGCTCTGTTCAAGATGAGGTTGCCGAGTTGCGCCGAGTCGTTGAATCAGGACTAAACCCCGTTACAGCAGTAATGATTGGCTCAGAGATCCGCTCTCAGGGCGAGTTTGCAAAGAAAATGCTACTCGGTGATGCAGGAGCAATTGAACTTGCTCGCGCCGCATCGACTAGCGCAGACACTGTAGCTCTCCCGGGCTTTGTTGGTCAGATTGATAACTTGATTGACAACAACCGACCAGCACTCTCAGTATTCTCTCGCGCAGCGCTTCCAGCAGCCGGGCTAACTGTAGAGTATGCTTCCGTAACTGCCAACACCATCGCAGTCGGCGAGCAGTCACCAGAAGGCGAAGTTCTTAGCTTTGGTAACCTAACCATCGCGAACACTTCAGCTCCAGTCAAGACCTATGGAGGATATACTTCCTTCACGAAGCAGACCATCGAGCGATCCACTGTGGACTACTTAAACACTGTATTCCGCGCACTAACTATCGCTTATGCAAACGCTTCTAACGCAGCTTTTGTTGCACACATTCAGGCACTAAACATGACTGGAAAAGTGTTCGATGTTTCCGCTGGAACTGTAGCCGCGCTGATGAACGGAATCACTGATGGAGCAACTTACATCTTTGAGAACACCGGACTACGACCAGAGGCTATCGTGGCCTCACCAGAGGCTTACAAGTTCCTTATGGCAGTTGTAGGCACAGATGGCCGCCCGGTTATCCTGCAGGATGGCAACGGATTCAACAACATCGGGTCCGCAAACCTCCCGGGGCTAAGCGGTTCATTGTTGGGACTTCCAGTGATTGTCGATCCAGCGATGGCAACGAGCAAGGTTTACATGGCAAACTCTCAGGCTATTCAGTCTTACGAGTCTGCTGGCGCTCCTGTTCGCCTAACCGACGGTGACATCACAACCCTCACCGATTCAGTTTCGGTTTACGGTTACCTAGCGATTACCACTCCATTCGCCGGGGCAATCGTAGAACTCGACATCGTAGTCTAAGGATAAAATGTCAGCAGTTACGCTCGCCGAGTTACAGGCCTACATTGGCACTGAAGAGGCAGGAAGCTTTATAACTTCCTGCTTAGTCAGCGGTCAGGCTATGGTCGACAAGTATGTCGGCGAAATAGAAACAGTCCCGGAAGAAGTATCACGACAAGGTGTCCTGATTTGCTCTTCTGAGTTGTTTCATAGGCGTTCTGCTCCAAACGGCATTGCTCAGTTTGCAAGCATGGATGGCAGCCCGATTCGAGTCGGCAAAGACCCGATGACGGCTGTTTATCCGCTGCTCTTGCCTTTTGTGGGGTATGGGGTATGACAAACGAAATCACGATCTCTAAAGCCGAGTTCAAGCTTGACCTAGAGGCGGCCGGGATAAAGGTTCTGGATTATGTTCCAGAACGGATTGTTCCTCCTATTGTGATTATCAACTCAGCATCTCCATACCTAACACCTAGCTCTCTCGGTAACGAATACATTTTGGCATTGGAGTTAGTCTGCATTGCAGCAACTGCCACCAATAAACAGGCGACCGAAAAGCTAGACGAAACAATCGCAAATGTTCTAAACGCTATGCCTAGATACTCTCGAGTTCTTAGAGTGAATGAGCCTTACAACATGCAAACTAATAATGCCGAATACCTTTCGGCAAACATCTCAGTTGAACTAGAAATAACTATTTAGAAAGGGTTGCTCATGGCAGCTTCAACGCGTATCAAAGCGCAAAACATTATTTTCAAGGTCGGCGATGTCGCTTACCAGTGCGATGCAACAATGGTCGAACTAACTCCCCAAGACGCTCCCGGGG